CCTCCTGATACTTGAGCTCCACCTCCGCCTCCACCAGAGCCTCTTGTTCCAGCTCCAGCTTGAGATGATGATCCTTGAGGAGAACCTGTTCCTCCTGCAATAACTCCTGCGTAAGAAGCTCCTCCTGTTCCTCCACCTATTTGACAGTTATCTCCACCGCAGTTTCCAGGATTAGTTCCATCTGCACCATTTCCAGATTGATTAAAAGTACTAACAGGGCCTGATGTATTAGTTGTAACACTTACAACAACTCCAGATTGATTAAATGATCCAGATGTAATTGCAGTTCCTGATATAGTAGCACTTCCTGCAGTTCCTGCAGTATTAGTTCTAAGTGGCCCTTGAACACCTCCACCTAATCCAGAAGATCCACCTCCTCCTGTTAATGAAAATATACTTCCTGTTGTAGATCCTGATAATGTAGTTGTTGCACCACCACTTGCAGCAAGACTAAATTTAGATCCAAGATTATTATTGGCCGCACCAAAAGCACCAGCAGTTAATGTTAAAGTTTCTCCTGCTACAACTGAAAATATTTTATCTGAAATGTAAGCACCCGATCCACCACCAGCTCCTGCTGATTCTCCACCTGCTTTATCATAATCTGCTCCACATATAGATCCACCACCGCCACCAACGGCTGCTTGAATGTGAATAGCGTTATATCCTAATGGAACTGTATTAGTTGTAGTGCCTGCTGTGATTGTTAAAAAAGAAGTTGCAAGTTGAAGAGCTCCACCTGAAAATAATCCAAAACCTCTTGCGGACATTCCTCCAAAAGTAGTAATTACAGGCATGATGAATTACTTAAATTGTGATTGAGCTGCTAATACTGTGTAAGTTGATGCTGCTGTTTTAATAATTGTAAAAGCATAAGCGTCAATAGATAATGAATTTCCTGAAGAAGGTGTTGAACCACCTTGCCATTTTGTTGAAACGTTAGTTGAAGTTCCATCAATTGTTACAAAAGTTGTGTAATAAGCAGTAGTAGAATTCGTATTTAAAAAAGCAGCGGTTCCTGATTCACCTGTTGCTATCATTGTATTTAATGCAGTAGAATTACTTCCTCTAAAATTAACTGTAAATTGTCCTGCAGCATTTCCTGTATGATATAACACGGCTTGCTCTAAAAGATCATAAGTAACAGTTCCTGTAGTTGCCGTATTAGTTACAGTTACTTTTTCTAAAACTTGTTGAATTTTACCTGTACCATTAAATGTAATTTCACCTACACCTTTAGGAGTTAAATTAATACCAATATTTGCATCACCTCCTGTTGCAGATATATTTGGGAAATTTCCTGTTGCAGAGTTTGCAATTGTTAATTCGTTGACTGCTGAAGTTGTTGTTGTAAATATAATTTCTTCATTACCATTAGCATCATTAATTTCATTAATGATTGGATCATTAATTGTGGGTGAAGTTAAAGTTTTATTAGTTAAAGTTTGAGTTCCAGTTAAATTTGCTAAACCTAAATCTACAACATCTGTACCATTTAAATAAACTAATTTATTAGATTTATCAGTTCCTGAAAATATAGCAGAAGCTCCACCTACTTGATTTAAAGCAAGGGTAAAGTTTCCTGTAGTGCCATTTTCTAATATATAAGTTTTTTCAATGCCTGATGCAATAAATACTGTACAATTTGCTGTAATAGCTCCTGTAAATTTTAATACAGCATTTCTAGCAGTTGAGATGGTAGCATCTGTCATTAATAGAGTTGTATTAGTAGATGTGATAGCTATTGATTCAAAACCAGCGATTGCTTGTTGTACTAAATTTAAATTAGAATTAGTTTTATCTCCCCAGGTACCCGAGTTTTGGCCCGTTACCATTAATTCTAGTTTAAGATCTGTAGAGAATGATGACATAATTAAGCTATTATATAAGTGTTATGCTGCAATATCAACCACGCTCCAAATGTTAGTTGTATTAGTGCTTACAGTTGTCCAAGTGTTAGTTACGTTTATATCAACCACGGCCCATGCTACGACTACAGGTGTTTTTATAGACATTTGCATTTGAACCCCTGTTACAGGAACTCCAATACCAATAACTACTGAGCCTGAACTAGATTGTATTAAATTAGTACTTAAAAATACATCGGTATCAACAACTATAGATTCATTACCTAAAGCAGTCTGTAATAAATTAGTTGTTAAATTTACGTCAGCATTTGCTATAATGTCTTCGTTACCTAAAGTAGTTTGTAATAAATTAGTTGTTAAATTAACATTAGCGTCTGCTGTAATAACTTCATCACCTAATGAAGTTTGTAATAAATTAGTAGATAATGTAGCAATAGTTACGGCTTGAGTATCTACGCTACTTACAAATGTATTAAATTGTGAACCAACTAAAGATACTGTAACTGGTATATCTATAGTTACACTGTTAAGTGTAGTTTCAAGTTCTTGTTCTGCACCTGCAGCAAGGGATACATTACCACCCGCTTCAATAGAAACACTATCTATTGTAAATTGTAATAAATTAGTTGTTACACTAATATTTTGATCTGTGGCAATATTCTCATTACCTAAAGCAGTTTGTAATAAATTAGTTGTTACATTTTGATTAGCATCTGCAGTAATGACTACGCTTGTAACTTCAGTTTGTAATAAATTTGTAGTTACATTAACATCTATACCTAAAGATATAGCAACTGTTGAAACATTTGTTTGTAATTGGAGACCAGTAACCTCTACTGATTGATTTATAATGCCTTCTGATGAGAAAGGTGCTTCTGCAAAGGCTGTTGCTCCAAAAAACATATAATAATCCTATAATGGGAAAGATTGGTGTGTATGTGGAAGATCTTTCCCGATATGAATTATATCATATTGTTAAGGATGCCTAAAGTATTAGCTCTGTTAAATTCTTATTGTTACCAATAGTACCTTTAATAAATACATTAAAAGCAAGACTAATTCTTGTATTATCTCCTTCTTTAGTTTCAACCATATGGGTTAAAGAAGATGGGAATAATATAATATCTCCTGTTTTTACAGTAAACCACCATGTCTCAGAATTATATAAATTCCAATCTTTAGTTTCTGGTTTAATAGCTTGATAGGAGTCTTTTTTAAAGAATTTTATTTTATCAAACTCTTCATGGCAATTAACATAAAATACTCCTGATACTAGAGAATTTGGATGTTCGTGTTTATGGTGATATTGATTTGTTTCAGTATAATTTAACCAAGATTGAGTAATATAAGGTGTTACTGCATCTGTATAAGATAATACTTTTTTAAAGTAATCTTCTACTCTTAAATATAAATCTTCTTTTAATGAACCAAATACTTTTTGATTTAATATATAATTATCATTAGAAGTAATGTTACCATCATTTTTATAAAAATCTAATTTAGATTTATCTACAAAAGATAGTTCTTTTTTAGTAAGTTCTCTATCTAATTTTGACATATAGATAGGTGTTGGAAATATTCCGTTTATTGTGAATTCAATCATTAGGATTGATTATACTAAATTAAGATTGTTGTAAATCCCAATTTTGTGTAGTTTCATTCCAAGTATATCTTTTATCAATTGAAGCATCACTTGGTATAGGAATTGGAGATTCCCAATTACAAGTTTGTTCATTTAATATCCAACTATTATAAGGTTTTTTAGGAATAAAAGCATCTCTGTCTTCATCGTAAGTATATCCTATTCCAGCGTGATTTTTTCTAAAAGGAGTTCCACCATTATCGTGAACTCCACCATGAGTATTGTAAGATGTTTGTTTCCAAATAGGCCACTTATATAATTCATTTAAGAATTGAATTCCAAGTTCTTCTCTTTCAACACCTGAAGAATCTTTTAATACTTCGTTATTAACAGAAACGACTTCTATTACTCTTCCATTTAAACCTATTTTTGCAAAACTAGCCATTATGCTGTATAGCTCCCTGATCCTGTAAATGTTAAAACTGTATCTGCTCCTGCATTTTTTGTTGTAACTGTTGGAGAGCCTGTTGATGTTGCTGAATATTTTGTTGTTAGCATACTTAATATAACAACTCCTTTTCCACCTGAAGCACCAGTATTACCAGAAGAACCACCAGCACCACCACCTAAATTAACTGTTCCATTTGTTCCAGTTCCACCATTATTTGCACCAGCACCACCACCTCCAGAACCTCCTCCTCCTGCACTAGCTGATCCTCTACCTGCACCTCCACCTCCACCTGCGTAAGTGACACTTGGACCAGTAATTGAGGATGCTGAACCTGCACCTCCAGCACCAGCAGTAGTATTGTTAGGTGCACTTCCTCCATTTGCACTTGCACCACCTCCGCCTCCACCAGTTCCAGTATTTTCACTTGCAGTAGCAGTACCAGTTCCACCATTACTACCTTGACTAGGTGATGTACTTGGAGTGTTTCCTGCACCACTAGAACCAATTTGTGTCGCACCTCCACCAGAACCACCATTTTGACCATTTATTGAAAGGGGTGCTTGATTGACTGCACCTCCACCACCGCCAGCAGAAGTTATTGTTGTTAATCCTGAACCAGAAATAGAAGAACTACCACCTTGCCCAGCTTCAGCTAATGATGGATTTCCTGTTCCTGCACTTCCTCCATCACCTACTGTTACTGTAATTACTGTTCCTGAATCTACTGATTGAGTTGATGTTCTGTAACCTCCAGCTCCACCACCTCCTCCGTTTAAAGTAGCACCACTTCCACCTCCACCTGCCACAACTAAAAAATCTATTGAAACAATATTTGGTTCCAAAGCATTTGTACCTTCATTAATTCCTGAAGTAGGTATCCAACCTCGTGTAATATCTACGTAATTAAGTAGAACCCCTTCTCCATTATTACTTAAAAATTGATTTGTTGTTGAACCTTCTAATTTATTTCCATTAGGATTAATTATAATATTATTTGTTGAGGCATAACCTGAATAATCAACAATACCTACAATATTTCCAAACGTAGGTGTAGAAGGTAATGTTAGAGTAATTGCTGCTGTTGAAGTATTTACAAAATAACCAACTCCTGCAGATACTGTTAATGATGATGTAACTAATGTTGAAGTCCAGTTTAATCCACTATTATATGTTTCTCCAAAACCACTTGAAGAAGCTCCTGAAGCTAAAGAAATTGTTTGCCCTGATGCACCAATCGTTAATGTTGTAGCATTAGTCTGGGTAATGATATTACTAGTATTAGTATTTTGAAGTGTGTTTACTCTTAAAATACTAGACATTGATCAACTCCCAGTTTACAAGGCTCTCGTTCCAAGAATATCTTTTTCCGTCTGTAGGATATGCAACAGGAGATTCCCAATTACAAGTTTGTTCATTTAATATCCAACTATTATAAGGTTTTGGAGCTATAAATGCATCTCTTTGTTGATCATATTGATAACCTACTCCTGCAAAGTTTTTTCTAAAATTATTATTATAAGAAGTTTGTTTCCAAACATCTCTAGTGTTGTAAAGTTTATTAATAAAATTTACTCCAAGTTGTTCTTGTTCAACTCCATTACTATCTGTGATTACAGAATTGTTAATTGAGATTACATTCTCTACTATATTTCCTGTTCCTAATTTTGCAAAATAAGCCATATATTATCCTGTGTAACTTCCTGAGTCATTAAATGTTAAAACTGTTTTTCCTGAAACGTTAGTTGAAACTGTTGGGGAACCAGTTGTAGTTCCTGAATAACTTGCATCAGGCATACTTAATATAACAACTCCTTTGCCACCTGCACCAGAATTTGTACTAGAACCACCACCACCACCACCACTTCCAGTATTTGCTGTTCCATTTGTTCCGCTTCCTCCACTATTTGCTCCTGCACCTCCTCCACCTGTTCCACCTGATGCTCCTGGATTTGCATTTAAATATCCAAAACTAGCACCACCACCACCTGCTCTTGTAACTGAAGAACCTGTTATAGATGAAGCTAATCCATTTCCACCAGCACCAGCAACAGTAGTTGAACCATCTGCACCAACTGCACCAGCACCACCTCCACCTCCTGCATTATAAGCTGGATTATTATTAGAAGAACCTCCTCCAAAACCTTGATTAGCTGTGCCTGAACCACCAGCTGCACCTGGTGTGGAATCTCCAGCACCACCTCCAGAA